AAATTAATCACAGATGAAAAGAATAAGTAAACACATTTCTTACAAAGAAGCAGTTGGTTCTAATTATGCTAAACAAAAAGGTATAAAGAATAAACCAAATGAAGAACAAGTTGAGAATATGAAACTATTAGCTGAAGAAGTGTTTGAACCATTAAGAGAGTGGGTAGATGCACCAATTAAAGTAAATAGTATGTTTAGGTCTTTAGAACTTAATACTGCCTTAAAAGGCTCTAAAACATCATCTCATATGAAAGGTGAAGCAATGGACATAACAAGAATGGCTTGTGGTAAAGAAAATTGTAAATCTAACCTAGATATGTTTCATTGGATAAAAGATAATTTAGAGTTTGATCAGTTGATATGGGAATTTGGTTCAGAACCTAAATGGTTGCACGTTTCTTATAACAAAGACAATAATAGAAAACAAGTATTAGTAACTAAAAAAAGAGGTGTTTATTACACTTATTAATATGGTAACAGACTACAAAACACTTTTAATTAATTTAGGCACATTTATTTTTTCAATGTCAAACGTTGATGTATTTTTAAAGATCACACTTTTACTTTTAACTATTGGGTATACCTCGCACAAGTGGTACTTAATGAATAAGAACAATGGAAAAAAGTAAAAAAAAGTTTAAAGATACTAGGGTAGGTAAATTTTTATCTAAAGCTGCACCAAACATACTTAAAGGTGTAAGTGATATTATACCAGATGCTGGTATTTTAAAGCTAGTAGGTAGTCTTATAAGTAAAGATGATGCTATCACACCTAAAGACAAAGAAGAAGCCTTAAAGCTGCTTGAATTAGATATTATAGAAATGCAAGAGGTTTCTAAAAGATGGTCAAGCGATATGTCTAGTGATAGTTGGTTAAGTAAGAATGTAAGACCAATGATGTTAATCTTTCTTACCATATCAACTTGGTTACTTATTCTTATGGATAGCTTAAATATAGATTTTGGAGTAAGTGTTGAGTGGATAGATTTACTTAAATCACTTTTAATAACAACTTATGTTGCATACTTTGGTTCTAGAGGTATTGAAAAATATAAGCATATTTCGCAGAAATAGAATACTATCCCAAAATCATTATCTTTTATTTTTAAGTATATTATTATTTTTTTTAATATATATTTTTAGATTTATATTTATATATATATTTCTAATTATTTATTTTATATATTTGAAGTAATAAAAAAGTGTAAAGTTATTACATAAATCTGACTTAAACAAATAAAAGATGGAAAACACAAAATGTATTCAAGTAAGAAAAGATTATTACCTATTAATTGTAGATGATAAATCACTAGGTGAGTTTGAAAGAAGTGAGTTAAGACATATTTTAGAAGTTATAGATAATGCCATCTAAATTATCAAGAAGTAAAATAGTTAAAAAACTAGATGCTATCTTTAGCCAGTACATAAGGTTAAAAGATGCAGACCATAATGGTGATGTAACTTGCTTTACTTGTGGTAAGGTATCACACTATAAAAAAGGTATGCAATGCGGTCACTTTCAATCAAGAAAACATTATGCAACTAGATGGATGGAAAAAAATGTAGCGGTTCAATGCGTGGGTTGTAATATGTTTAAAGCCGGTGAGCAATTCTTATTTGGTAAGTACTTGGATCAAAAGTATGGTGCTGGTACTGCTGAAGAATTATATATAAAATCAAAAGAAACTGTAAAGTTTTCTACTGATGAACTACTAGATATGATTAAACACTATAAAGAGTTGGTAGATAGTTTATAAAAGACTATATTTGGGTATTCTGTTTTGTTAAGGAAAAGGGGTTTGGCTTTATGTCAAGCCTTTTTTTTTGCTTTTATAGTTTTGTTATTAAATATTTTGTTTATATTTGCTTAACATTAATAACTAAAACAGAATATTATGACACTTACAAAACAATTATTACAAGAACAAGATTTAGAGTTTACAAACTCACAAGAAGATTTTATTGAGGTTACAACACTTAATGACAAGTTTAGCTTATGGTTAAATGGTACTATAATAAAAAGTACAAAGTCTTTAAAACCAATTCAAGAAAAACTTAATTTTTTACTAACTAAATAAAACAGAATGAGAACACAGAAACACGATTTAAAAGATGAAATTAAAAGACTTGAATATGCTTTGTATCGAGCAGAACAAGACCAAGACGCAATAACAGTTTTATCAATAATCAAAAGGTTAGATGATGCAAAATCAACCTTAATAAACATAAGATAATGCAAACTAACTTTTCACAAGAAACCGCACAAACTAAATTTGATGAGTATACATATAGGATAGAAGCCTTATGTAATAAGATAGAAGAATTAAAAGCAAAAATAGAAGTATCACAAATATTTAATCAAAATGGATAGAGAAAAATTATTAGATTTGTACAAGAAGTACGAACTTGAAAAAACCGATGTATATAAACATCAACACTATGTCATAATCACACGACAAGGTATTGAGAAGATTGCAGCAAAAGAAAACATAGCTATTAGTTATGAGGTTGTAAAATGTGAACCTAACTTTGCAGTTGTAAAAGCATATGCAAAAAAAGAAGAAGTACAAATAGAAACATTTGGAAGTGCATTGAAAGGTGCTAACTATAAAGACGGAAATTGCAACTCATTTTATGTAATGGAAATGGCAGAGAAACGTGCTTTATCAAGAAGTGTTTTAAAACTAACTGGTTTCTACGAGTTAGGTGTATTTGGTGAAGATGAAAGTGATGATTTTAAAAGAAAATAATATGATAGAAATAAAACAAGAATTTAAAGATTTAATACCACCTTTAACAAAAGAAGAATTTAAGCAATTAGAAAATAATTGTATGAGTGAGGGTATAAGAGAAAAAATACTTACTTGGAATGGTTTTATTATAGATGGACATAACCGTTTTGAAATAGCCACCAGGTGGGATTTAGATTATGAAACCGAAAGCAAACATTTTGATAATGAAGAAGCGGTTAAGGAATGGATGATACTAAACCAATTTGGTAGAAGAAATTTAAGTAATTACCAAAGAAGTGTATTAGCATTAGAACTTGAAGATGTTTTTAGTAAAAAAGCAAAAGAAAATCAAGGTAAAAGAAACGACATTAAGCAGATATCTGCGGAAAGTAAACCTATAGAAACAAGAAAAGAACTATCAAAAGTTGCTTCAGTTTCACACGATACTATTGCTAAAGTAAAAAAGATACAAGAGAAAGCACCAGAAGAAGTAAAAGCAAAATTAAGAACTGGTGAGGTAAGTATTAATGCTGCTTATAAAGAAATTAAAAAAGAAGAAAAGAAAGCAAACTTTGAAGCAAAAAAACAATTATTTGAAAAAGAAATAAAACCCGAAAACCTAAATCAAAATATAATACTTGGTGATAGTGTAAAAGTATTACCAACATTAGAAAAAAAATCATTTGATTTGTTGTTAAGTGACCCACCTTATGGAATGGATTTTAAAAGCGGGTGGAATAATAAAGAGAAAATACAAAATGATAAAATATTAGATACTGTAACATTATTTGAAGATGTTTTGAAAGAAAGTGTACCATTATTAAAGGATGATGCACATTTTTATTTATTTGGTAATATAAATTTTATAGGAGATATAAGACCAATAATTGAAAAATACTTAAATTTAAAAAATGTTTTGATATGGGATAGAAAAGTTATAGGTATGGGTGATTTAAAATCTTATGGTAACTCATATGATATAATTTATTTTGGTTACAATAAGGTATGGAAAGATTTAAATGGTACAAGAGATAGAGATTTACTTTCTTATAGTAGGATTGACCCAGCTAAAAATATACACCCAACAGAAAAACCATTAGACATACTTGAGTATTTAATAAAAAAATCTTCTAATGAAAATGACAAAGTATTAGAACCTTTTGCTGGTGGTGGTTCAACTTTGTTAGCTTGTAAAAATCTTAATAGACTTGCTACGGGTGTAGAGATAGAAGAAGAATATTACAATTTAATAAAGAATAGAATATGAGTTGGTTTAAAGAAAATTTAGATATTATAGAAGTTGGGTTTGATGGTGAGGGTAAAATAAGAGATTGGTTTAAAGGCAAACGAATACCTTTTATGCAAGTTGATATAATGTTTAAGTATAAAAACAAATGGTGTTTAGGTGAAATTAAAACACAAGAAGTTTTTGTTGCTCCACCTTATGATGGACACGGTTTACCAGCCTGGCAAATAGAAAGAAGAATGGAGTTTTACAAAGATACTGGGATAGAACCTTTTTTAATAGTATATGATATAAAAGAAAAATGTTTATACTTACAATCTTTAGTTATTCTTTTAGATGGTGAACATTTTAAAACAAAAGGTAAAAAACCAAGAACAATTTTTAAATTAGAAAATTTTAAAAGAATTAATTTATAAAACACGAGGTGTTGCGTGTATTGACAACACCAAAATTTAATTTATATATTATGAGTGCAATTATTAGCGGTTCAATAGATATCGCAAAACTCCCTAAAGAGAAATTTGTAAAGGGAAAAAAC